TCAAACTCTCTTGATCTCGCTTTTGCTTTTCTTGAGGCCCATGAATAGGCTTTTTTGTCATCCAACTTTGTAATAGCTTCAACCCAATCTTTGACATTATTCCTATCTTTAATATAAACACCTGCCTTGTCACAATTCTCCTTTAACCCAGGTGTATCAGTACAAATTACCGGAATCCCACTACACATCGCCTCTGTTGCTGTCCGTCCCCAACTCTCATACTTTGATGGCATGAGAAGTATCCTTGTCTTAGCGTACCATTGCTTGATATTAGGCGAATTAGGCACATAAGTCACATTTGGTAGGTTTGGAGTTATTTGCTCATCATACGAGCCAAAAACGCCTAAAAATGACTTGTGTGGCATTGCTCTTGCAATCTCGCCAAATATCTTACCGCCTTTGTTTTCGTTTAAGTTTATTAAAGTGATATATTCAGACTTCTCAGGCTCATTCTCCAAGTCATAGTAATTGTAGTCTACTGGCGGAGTCACTATAAAATTACTAAAATTATAATTCAAAAGTTCTTTTAACCATAAAGAATTGTAGATTATATGTTGTTTTTTCTCCGCATCAATAATCTCTGGGTATGGATGACTATTGTGGATCAGATGGAATACAGGCTTTCTATACATCTTTGCTGCATGGATTGTCCATCTTGTATAGTCCAAATGAGTAAACACCGCGTGACACCATCTCATCAAGTTCTCAATCACATTTGGGTTTGGGGGAAATACATCAATTCCATCAAAAACATAATTATCCCTAATCTTGTACTTATTGGCATCATGTAAAAGAACTCTTATATTGTGGCCCTTAGATTGTAAATCCTTCAGTATAAAATGTATCATATATTCCGCTCCGCAGTTATGCTCTGGCGGATATAGATGAATTGATGCAACTATATTCATAATTTTAGTATTATATCCGCACCAACAATCTCACCTTTGTACTGCGGATATTTAATTAGTAATTCACTATAAAAATTATCGCTTATATAATGATTCTCAAATTTAAGTTCTTTTACGCTATACTTTTTTAAATCAATTGTATTTAATATCCTCTCATCACATCCCTCTGTATCTATTTGTAAATAATGTATATCTTTTATATCATGTAATTTACAAAACTGCTCAAATGTAATTGAATTTATTTCTATTGTTTCCAAAATATTTTTAGGTACTTCTTTTAAATATTTATTTAACGGAATATTATTTTCAACCAATGAACTACATCCGTCTAAAAAAGATTCTTTTGGTAAAAATTCTGGTTTTACAAATGCCATTTGAACACTTGCATTATTATCTAAAATAAATAAATTATAAGCATTTGCATTTGACAATTGCTTTATATTCTCTTTTAACTTTTCAAAATAGTATGGTACTGGCTCAATAAAATATGCTTGATAGTCTGTTTCATCTTTAAGTCTATCAAAGATATTGTCATGGCTTATGCCATCCATTGCACCAATAATTACATAATTTTTCATTTATATCAATTTAGCTGCCGAGTCATCAAATATTCTCGTGTAGTCAACATATCCATTCCATAAATCGCTTTCATGTGGTCTTTGCCACGCTATCATGGGTTTAATAATATATGTGTTTCCTCTTGGATGTATATTGGTCTTTAACCAATCATCAAACATTATGCTTGTATCGCTATATCCTTTGCATAGTTCTTTTGGGTTATTGTACATCACAGCGTGTGTTGTCCATGCACCAAATGTCTTGTAAAGATTCTCACTATACTTCTCAATAGGAGCAATTAGATTCGCCCCAAGATAGCACAATTCCCAATCACTTGGTAGTTGAGATATAGCCTCCTCAAAATGCGTAAAATCCCTTATCTCAACATCATCTTCAAAGAGCAATAGTACACCATCTGTGGTGTGCATTATCTTTTGCATTGATAGGTTGAAAGATGTCTTTGCGTCTATATGTGGAACAGCATAGACAACCTCACCACTCAATGAGTTCCTATGCATCTCTTTCAATGCACCATAAAGCATTTTTGAGTTATTAGTAGATAGTATTTTTACTTCCATAGTACAAAGTTAAAAAAAGGGGCGATAAGAATACCGCCCCCCAAATATACACTTTAAAAAAACAACCTACTTAGATAGCACCATAAACCGCAGCTGTTGGTTGGAACTGAAGCAGTTCACAACGAGCTTCGCAACGGAAGGTAATCAAGTTCTTGATAAAGTCATCTTGATCAAACTCTGTGCTACGAACATTCAAACCAGATTGCTGAGCAATGGCGAACTTAGTAGTGTCCATTACATACATTCTGTTTGCAGTAACCAAAGAATGAGGAACAACAGGGATACCAAGGATTCTTACATTACCATTGTTGTCAATAACCATTCCACCAGGAAGTGAATAGTCATTTGGCTTGGTTTTCAACAAAGCAGCCCAACCGGCATGGGTAATCAAAGAAAGATTCGGCATCCAGTTCAAAGCACCCAACTGAGCAACATAATCAATGAACTTCTCAGCGGTGTTAGAACCAGAAGAAGAACCTGCGGTTGCAGAAGATGCAATGGCATTAAGATAATAAGTATCTTCTGCCCTTTGGAAATCTTCAATCAAAGACTGCTGAAGATATGCTTGCAAGAACGGCAAGTCATCAATCATCTGACGGCTTACTTTAGCGTAACCAGCGATGAAAGAGAGAGCTGTGTTTACAACTGTTACATCGTAATCAACTTGAGGCTTATCAGAACCTTCAGTTTGCTTACCGAAAGAACCTTCACCTACTGGAGTGTTACCACGAGGGAAAGAAACCGAACCGGTAGAAACGGGGATGATGTTGAATACAGAACGCAGATGTGGGTTTACATAAGACCTCAAATAAGCGTTGTCAACATAAGATGTATAAACAGAACCAGTCAGGTTAGTACCGATGGTCATTGTTTGTACGGCTTTGGCATCCATCTCATAAATGAAACCTTTACCATTGCCACGAGCAGCAGCTTTGATGTCGCCCCAACCTTTCTCGATTGCAGTGCCAATCTCGTTCTTAATGTTCATGATGTGCTCACCATAAGAAGTAGCAACTTTTGCACTTTCTTTAGCTTGCAACTTTCCGAAAGCAGCTTTAGCTTCAAGAACTTCATTCCTTGCTTCAGCAGCAGTCTTGTTAGCTTTAACCAACTCTTCGTTGATTTGCTCAATCCTTGATTCGAAAGCCTTTGCAGCTTTCTCTGTGTTAACGGCTACTTCAGCCTTCTGCTCTGCGAACTTCGCATCAAGAGCAGCTTCAAACTTTTTTAAATCTTCCATTTTACTTTAAATTTAGAATTTTCTTAATATTGATATAAGTGATTGCTCAAGCTCCTCGTTGTTCTTTTGCTGCACAGGTGTATTTTCAACTGCCTGTGTGCTACTCGCCTTTTCAATTGCTTGCGCCAATTGCCTGACCTTAATCAGACATAGTTCAATTGTCTCATCAGTCACATCGCTGTTTCTGATAAACTTTTCAAATGTCTTAATTTGTTCTTGTATCTTAGTACATTCCTCCAAACTTTTTATCCCCAAAATTGGTGTATATTCATTTGCGCCCCAAGCAGTAAGGCTTGAACCTTCAAAAAGCATCACTTCATATATCTCATTAGCCTCTCCGCCTTTTTGCTCCCTCAGAGTCCTAAATCCAATTGAGTGTTCACCAATCAATCCACTCTCAACCATTTTAATGAAGTCTTGACCAAGCCTATGAGTTCCTACTTGTGAACGGTAGTATAGACCATAACCATCTTCCTTCAACTCAAGTATTTTACCAAGTGGTTGGCTTGGGTCATGGTTAAGCAAATGCTTTACCCTTCCTTTTGCCTCTGGCCCCCAATCTTGGATTGACCTCTTGAACGCACCTGGCATCATTATATCGCCATCAGAGTCAACCATTCCGAATGCAGAGAAATAACCACTTACCTCGCCTTTCTTTGAGTCAACATCTTTTACGTTAGCCTCAAATGATTTGTAATTGTATATCATACTTTTTTTATTGTCAATTTGATTTAATTTTCTAATTGCCCACTCAATACCTGCATCTCCTCCCCATGCATCCCACATGATGCCACCACAACCCTCAGAGTATGGCACATCCTTGTTTTGCTGATGCCTTTTAAAAGATGCCATTCTTGCAATGGTATCTCTGCTTATTCTCTCTCTACTTGCCAATTGATTGGCTCTTGCCCAACCGACAGGAGTACCACAATCACTACCATTCTCCTCTTTATACTTCAATGCCCTTTTAGCATTGTTGGTTGCTGCTTCTGGGTAATCGTTGTAGGTTTCTTCTTTGTACTTATCCGGTTCTCCCTTCTCATCTTCCTCTTGAGCAAGATAGGCAACGTAAGCGCGTTCAACACTTTCTCTTGATGTGTACATACACTCACCATCTCCTATCCTAAATGTTCCGTCACCGCAACTATATATCGGCATTGTTACTGTTTTAAAATTAACCTACCATTGGCATCACGCTTTGGAATGAATCCAACCGTACACCTACAATTTATAGTAAATCCTTTAGGACTCTTTGGGTCACCAGGTATCTCAGCTACCACAGGTCTCCCAAGTTTATCCCTACTGGTAAAGTTCTCATCAAATGCAACCACTTGCCCATCCATATCCCAATGATCATAAGAGTCTCTTGGAATCCTTCTTGTCCTGCTATCCCTTGTTGCAATCCAAATCTTGTCAACCAAGAAGTCATGCTTACTTGCTCCAACAAACGCAGCATAGTTGCTTGACCTCATCACCTCAGTCCTTGCTATTCTTGTTGCCCTCATCTTGGCATAACCAAGCTCCTCATCCTCCATTATCAATTGTGCTATCTCATCACTACTCAACCCTTGTGCAATGCCAAGTGAGATAATGGCATCAATCTTCATCTTAGTAGTATTGGTCATGTTGGCAACCAATTGCAGTCCAAATTTAGTTAAAAAAGTAAGCATCTCATTAACCCAATCTAAATTTAAGCCAAATGGATTGCTTGCCTTCCTACTCATTATCCCAACCGCCCTATAACTCGCATTTCCGAAAAGTATCGCAGCTTCTTTGTAAAGTTCCTGCATAATAGTAAACATCTCCTCATTCCACACATAAGTACCCATCATGCTACGAGTAGCCTCTGGGCCGTTCTTCTTGAGCATCACAATAAACCGCTTCATGTCCTTGTCAATCGCGTTAGCAAAAAGTGCAATGTACTTGGCATCAAGTTGGTTTCTCAACCTCTCCACTTTCAACCAATATTGCTCTCGCTGCTTCGCGTTCATCTTCAAGTCTTTTTTTATGCCACAACCTAAGTTTGGCCATCATCATTTGCTCAGTTCGGCATTTCCTCTCCGACTCCATTTTGGGATGCAGAGTCATCACCATTGACCATATTGTCTGATCCGAAGTCGTTGCCGTTATTTGTTCCATCTGGTACAGTTAAATCCATTCCTACTTGGTCAAGCCTTACAAGTCCACCATTAACGTAAGCATACCCAAACTCACCCTCTCTCTCAGAGTAGTTCATCGCTACACGCTTCTCATCAAAGGTCAACCAGTTTGCATCACGAAGTGAACGAGTCATCCTCTCCATGTCTTGTTGCATCTCTGGCAATGCCGTAATATCAAAATCAATATACAAGTCCTCACCAAATTGAGGCACTAACCACTTGTTCAACTCATCACGCAATTGGCACAACTTTGGCACAATTGTGTTGGTAACGAGGTCACGCATTGCATTCTGGTAGTTGTTGTAGCTTGATGTATCTGTGTCAAACAACACAGCAGGCAATCCAAACACCCTACACCATTGGTGCATGGACATTTGCATTGTCTTAACCAACTCCATATCAACACTACTCAATCCAAAATTAAGATAGTCCCAAGGTGTTTGCAATACATCAATCCTACCTTTGTTTTGTGTACCATTCACATCATCGTTTAGTTTCCTCTTAATGATGTTTGCTTGCTCAAGTGATGGTTGAGCAGAGATTGAACCCACAACTTTTGGAGTTAGTGCGCCCTTTGCTCCACCATTGAACGCCATCATCGCAGATGCATCAGCAGCAGCGTTTGACATTCTTAGGGTTTTGTAAGATGCACGCAAAGGTGATAGACCCCTAAGGTGAGACCTTGTGCTTGAGTTGAAGTCTGGGTTCCATGTTTTCCATTGGCAGACCCGACTTTTCTCTATGTCAATTCCTTGGTCAACCATTAGTTTATATCCAAGGATGCCATACAGGTCATTTGGGTCAGGGTATATGTCAAGGAACTGCGTTGGAAGAACGAACATCTCCAACACCTTGCCACCACTTATTCCCATGTTACCATATATGTTACCCTCACCACTTAGGAAATGGTAACCAATTAGGTTCTCAAGGAACTGATCTTGTGCTTGAGATGGATTAGGTCTTTCCAAGAGTTTAGAAAGAGGAGTGTCCATCACTACGTTCTCAGAGTAAGCGTTCTTCCTTGCAAGGATGGCTTGCTCGTATGCACCTTGTCCGGCTTGCAATCCACGAGAGAGTTGCTTGTACCTCATCAATGATGTCCTCGCTTTTTCGCCATTGTTCAAGCGATATACATACCAAGGGATGCTCGCCGACTTTCGTGCAAGAAAGCTGACAATGGCATACACATCAGCATTGCCGAGGTACCCATCAGTTACATAAGACTCTTGATTATACTTTTGAAGGACTGCACCATTTATACCTTGAAACGAAGGAGGAACATTTTGATTCGGATTCAACCCCTTCTTCTTACCAAAAATATCAAATAGACCCATTTTTTTTATATTGCTCCCCAAGTTATCTTAGGGATTGTTAACTTGCTAAAAATGCTATATCTTAGGGCATCAAGTATGTGGTCACCAAACTTTACAGGTGAATCAAGTTTATTGCCATTTCTATCGGTTTTCCACCGATAATTCTTCAATTCCTTTAGTAAATTTACACTACTTTCCTCAATAAACAAAGGAGTGCCTTTTATAGTACGAATTCCCTCCGTCACATCTTTGTTTGCGTGCTTGGCATTAAACCCATTTCTCACCAACTCCTCAATTGTCTTTGGCTCGGCTGCATCGCAAAATATCTCATCGTTGGGGTCAATATTAAGAACCTTTAGCCTATCCACCAAATCATTTGTGGTCAACCTGGTCTCATACAGCAATTCTTGGGCATAAGCAGCACCCTCAACAAACATAACCTTAACCAATGCACTTGGAACATTAAACCCAAAGTCCAACCCATACACCACCTCACCGTCCTCTGGCATTTGTTGGGTTGTTCGGTAGTGGGTATATATCAAGTCCTGACTAAGACCACGTTCACCAAGGCCGTAAATTTGCCAGTAGTTAGGGTCGGCATCTTTTAGGCGTTCAAGTTCGTCAACCAATTCTTTAGGGAGGAAGGGGTTGTCTCTGAAGGTAGTTATGTTGAAGTCAGCATCATCCCTTGGAATCACAGAGTCATAAATCCAACTCGCCACATCAGATGGATTGTAGTCAATCACTATCTTACCCTCAGTTCTCATGATCAACTGCATCCAAGCCTCGTAGGACAATTCATTTGCCTCATTGCAGAATAAGTACGTTCTTGCCCTACCCCTAATCTTTTGAGGTTGGTCGGCACTCACAAACTCAATCGTATTGCCATTAAGGCTATATATCTGCTCAGTCTTGTTGTGGTTGTCCTCTGAATATATGTTAAGTTTTGTTAATATGTCCACAAAGTCTCTGAGAACAGAACCTTTAATGGATGGAAGCGATTGCCTGACAATAGTTAGAGTCTTGTTGTTTTCTTGAAGCAGTTTTACAATGAACCAGATAAGTATGTTGTAAGTCTTGCCCGACCTTGATCCCCCTTGCATGACTGATATGCGCTTGTCACTTTCGTTTAGGATTTCGTAGATTTTGTTGGTTTGGAGGGTGGCGTTCATTGTACTTTTGAGTTGTTTAGTTTATAGTCAACCAAAGGTAGTTGAGTTTCAAGCGAAAAAAAAAATTTGGGAATGGGATTTGAGGTTGAAAAGTAGAGGTGGGAAGGGGGGGCATCGTATATATAAGATTTATAAAGGTTGTGTAGACTACTTTCAAAAATAGTTCTGTATATGGCCGGCCCAAAAAAGTAATTCCTTTAAGTCCCCCCCGTCGTGCCAGGCCTTGCCCGTCTACCTTGCCAATACAAAACAAAAATAGGTTACCTTATAACTAATATTATGTTAAGTAGAGCGTTAACTACTTATATATCAATACATTATAAATATAGATAGTTATAATGTATATTTATTCTGCCTTATTGTCATCTATTTGCAGTGTTCGGTTGTCTTGTACCAGGATATTAGGCTTAATTATCTCAATGGCTATTTGGTTTAGGTTGCCTTCGATTTTGCTTTCTATCTTCTGTGTTGGTAGACCAATATAGTAGGCGCAAAAGAGCTGAATGGCTTTCATATCCCCCTCTTTGATCTTCTCATGTAGTTTGGTAAAGGCTGTAGTTGCCATTGGGTGTAGCTTCTCTCTTATTGCATCTTCATCCATGCGCTTAGGTCGACCAGAGTTAGGACGTGGGCCGCCCCACTGTCCCTTTGGTTTCTTTGTCTCTATTATTTCAGCTTCGCTCATAGTTGGTTCTGTTTGGTTATTCAACCTTTGTAATGTAGTAAAGTTAACTTTATTGCAACTTGGTTGCATTTTATTTATCGCTATCCTTTTGCAACATCGTTGCATTTTTCTTTCTGCTGTATTATTTCCATATTATGGCTAAACCCTTTCGGATCATTCACTTTCTCAAATATTTTAAACTTGATCCAGTCACCAGGTTGATCATTAATGTATTCAATAAAATCCGGTTTAAATATGTTTAAGTATAAACCGGATTCAGCCTTTTTAATATAGAAACCTTTTCTTTTCATGTAAGTAAAAATAAATAGAATTTACATAAACTATTGATATTTATTTGTTTACATATCATTGAAATAAATATTTAAAAATAATTATATTAAATTGATATTATATTGACATACAATACTATATTTGTATAAATATTAACACAAACAAAAAACAAACTATTATGAAAGCATTTATCCTGATCTCAGCAATTTTCGCCGGTATTATTCTTTTTAACCTTAGCGCATGGAGTTTAATTTAATTAATCATGTTTACATTAATCAACTCTCAGGGCCATTTCCTCACTAATTATGGTATGCAAAAATGGTGGTTTATTGATAGCATTGAATTTGCTTTCACTTTTGACAATTTCCAGGATGCTCAAAGCTTTATGGAATATCATGAAATAAGCAATTTAAAAGACTTAAAAGTTTACACTATTAATACTAAATTCTAAAAAACAAAACAACATGAACACAGAAAAAACAGCAACAGAAATTATTGTTTCTAACATCATTGAAACAATTAACACAATGGATGAGAACGAATTAGTTCAGCTTAACAATGAATATTGTCGGTCTATTAATGCGACAGATAGTGAAATTTATGGTAACGATGATGATTTTATGGAAACTTTTTTCGGTAGAGGAACAGCTCCAATGCGATTAGCCCAGGCTATTTGTTACGGCGATTATCACTACTATCATGAATATGTACGCTTTAACGGTTACGGAAATTTAGAAACATTTCAGAATATGACGACCGACCAACTTTGCGAACTTGTTCCAACAATGGCCGAATATATTGCTGAAAACTTTTATGAATTTGAATACTTATTCCCTAATTATGAAAATTAACCCACAACTTTTGCGCTTAATCATCGCGCTAATTATCGCGGGCCTAATTATTGGGCAACTCCAGGATACTTACTCACTTTAAAAACTATAAAAAAAACAATCATGAAAACAGTATTTTCTAGCAATTCAGAACTATCAAAAGTATGGGCTAAACAAACGCAACAAATAGGCCGGGCCTCTAATATGTTTTTTGATGGTGAAATAATTTATTCATACGGTCATCATTATCAAATAGCACATTTTATTGATGCTCCAAACGGTCAAAAAGTTTGTTTTATCAATTCAAATGGTTTCAGTAATTCAACCGCAAAACATACAAACCACGTTTGGCGATCTATCCCAAACAATATTTTGACTTTTTATGTTCCTTTCATTATTGACGGCTGTTATTGGTATAAAGAACAATATATAAAAATTGAGCATTTGCCAACCATAATAAATAAAATGATGGAAAACATTGATAAAATAATATCAAAGCAATTAACGGCTAAAACCAATTTTCACTATTTTGGTCAGGCATACAATCAATACGCAAAGGTTTTGCACATTTGCGAACTTTTTAACATATCAAACCCATCAATACCCCAAAAATGGTTTGAGGCCGAAAAAAAGAGTAATTTAATATCCTATAAAATGGCATTGGTTAACTGATGAGGCCATAAGGCCGAAACAATTAAAGGGCATTAGATTTGCCCTTTTTTTGTATTAACCTAAATAGATAAGATGGAAAATTACGAAAACCTTTATAATTGGATAAACTCCAATTATTCAGCCCTTCAAATATCCTATATAAATTACCACAATAGAGAGAATATAAATTTTACGCTGTATTGTATTGGTATGTATGTTAAGCATCAAAGCCTTTTTTCATAACATCAACAGCACAGCCTAAATTTTTTATCTGTTCAATTACCTGTATGCTATCCAATTCGCATGGGATGGCAACCATAATAATTGTAGGTATAAGATACTTTTGTTTTATGCATGAATTAACCTGATCAATAAAATTACAGGTTATTTCATCGCCTATACTTATCATGTCCTTAATCTTATTAATCCCATGAATTACAGTCGTATGATCACTACCAAAAAATAAGCCAATTTCAGCCAATTTAAGACCCATATTTTTACGGGCAATGTAATAGTAAGCATGACGGCATAAAACCAAGCCACGCGCCCTATTTTGCCCTTTAATCGCATCCTCAGGCATACCACTAACAAAACTTACAACAGACAATAAATTTTCTTTTGTTAACATAACTTATTTTTTAAAATGTATAAAATAGTACCTTGTATTGCATAGTACCCTTTCTTTTATCTTTAATGAACCTTTTATTATCAAAGAGAATATATCTTATTAAGTAACCATGTATATACCAAAAACCCCAAAAACTCCCAACCTACTGGTTGACAAAAAACCCGCAAAAATCCCTGACAAAAACTCCCCAAAAATCCCTGGCAAAAAACCCCACCAAAAATCTTCTGTGAACGTAGTGAACAGAACCCAAACCAAAATAGCAGGATACACGATTACACGATATTTTCATCTTTCCTTCTTTCTCTATATATATAAGAATCCCAAAAAAAAACAAACATACCCTAAAAAACAGAAAAAATCGTGTAAATGACGTATCCGCATTGATTCTCAACCACTTAGCTACCCAAAATCGTGTAAAAATCGCGTACCAATGACGTTCCCGACCAAAAATGACGTACCCAATTTATATGTCATATTAAAATAAATCATCATGTGTTTCTTTTCCTTTATTAAAGTTATACATCTTTTTTCCTCCAGCACTTTTTTCTCTCTTATTTAGGTACGCGATATTTAAAATGGTACACGATTCTTCAATTCCTTTGGTGAACCTTTTTACGCTATAATCCTTCTTATCAAAACCCGACATTGTCATAAAATCGTTATATAATTGCTCTAGCTTTATCCACCCAACTTCCTCCTCCAAAAACCCTAAAAAATACTCCAAAAACTCCTCCCCGAACTGCACTCTGATCTGCTTCCTTTTTATTTTCTCAGACGATGCAACCTCCAAAACCCCAAACTCAAGGTATCCTTGCACGCAGTCAAACATCAAATTATAGAACCTGTTCCACTCATCTTTATCCCAATCATCAAAAAGCTTATGTCCAAACTCATCTTCTGGTGTCCGCTTCGGCCCAAAATATCCGCTAAACTCCAACACCTTCTGCCTTCTCTTTGCGTGGTTACCACTATTTGGAATGGTGTAGTTCGTGGTGAACATCACCTTTGGTGAGTCACTATATGGTATAAACAACTCATCCTTGTTCTTCTTTTCTACTGTAATCCCTTCAGTTATAATGCTATAAAAACCCTCAAAATCCACGTTCCTTCGCGTATCCTCAATAGCCAGTATCCTTGTATCGAGGTCAACCCTTTGAAAGGCAAATGACTTGTCAAATTTGAAGTTCTTACCATCAACCCGAACAATATTAAGTAAATACCCCAATGCCTTTACAAAAATTCCCTTTCCAGTACCTCCTCCATTGGCTTCCTTCTCAGTCTCCTCTGCCAATATCACCGAAAATGGGCGAGATGGGTCTTTATAATTGTGCAATAAATAGCCTATCAACCCCAAAGCATAGATGTACCTATCCTTGTCCGAGTCCGAAATCTTCTCAATAAACCTAAAATATTCTATCTTTTCTAACTCAATATCCCCATCAATCACAATAAAATGGTCAATAACTTGCGATTTCCATACTACTTTTCCCAACTCTCCATAGCTTTTTAGAGTTATTTCCGTTTTGGAAACAACTGCCACTCCATTTTTAAATGGAAAGTAAGCCTCATTCTTGGTATCCTTTAAAAAACTAAGATCTGCCCTCTCAAAGAACTCAAAAAAAGCATCGCTAAACAACACAGTTGCCCCCTTATAGATCAACTCAAGTAAATCTTGAGGTGTGACCCCACCATCAAACGAGTCTGGCAATTTATCCACATAATCCTTGATAAATCTCTTAATCTGCTCAGTAGATGCCTCCTCTACAAACCCATCTTTTACCCTTACAAGCCTATAAATGGTTGACCCACTATCATAGAAGTATAGCCTAAACCCTCCTATTGTGGTAAGAAATACTTGCAACTTGTACCTGTTGACTGATGCTTTTCCCTTGTCATCAACATCCCAAAACGTGCAAATCTCATCTCCCCACCTCGCATCAAGCTCATCAACCATTACTTTAGCATCATCCAAACTTTTGTTATGCTTTTTTACCAAAATCGTAACAAGGTCATCCTTACTTGCCCCATCATTCTTCTTGGAAAACAACTCTCTTTCTACCCTATCACCGAAGGATGTTTTTTTTTCTCCGTATCCTTGGTCAAGCAACTGCCGAGCAGCCTGCTTGAAATCTCCTCCACATTCCAAAATGGCAAACACAGCAGCCAATTTGTAACCTTTTTGTACTGTAAATGGTGTGTTCACACTAAATACACTAAAAAGTCCAAGTCCTTTGTTCCATGATCCACTATGCTCTGCCTCCGAGCCAGGTCTTAAAAAGTAAATCCTATCACTATTCTCTTTCACAACTCTCCATCCGTTCCTACTCATCAACTCAACCACATCTCCTCTCCTATTGTAGTCATCAAACGGACTAACCCCATAATCCTTGGTTGACGGCCTTTGGTGTGCCTCAATGATTACTTCCTCATATATTTCATTAAATGACCGCATAATCTCAAATAAAACCTCGCGTTCATCCAACGATATAACATTTATCCCTTCTTGTTCGACCTCATAACCATCCGTAGGCGGTGCAACAACATATCCACCTTCTCCCCTTGTCTCAATAATGCAATAAGATTTGATGGAAGGGTTATTCTTACTTTCTTCCAATGTCGGTAATCGCTGTGCGAGTTTCTGATTCTTTTCAATCGCCTCGCATTGATAGATGAGGTGTTTGCCATTGCTTCTTGTTTTTACGATGTGCAACTTCTTGTACAAGTCAGGTGGAATCGCAGATTGTATCGCCTCCCACAGGTCATAGGTCTCATACTTTGTATCAATATCAATCACCTCAAGATTGCCACTAACCGCCCCACAAATAATAGCCACTCCTTTTGCCCTATTATCTGCCATTTGACGGGCTAATTCTTCTTCCTTTATCATTTCCTCTTGGTAGACCTTCCAAGGGAAAATAGCCTGCTTATTTTCATTTACAGCAATAGTATTGATGCCGAGTTGTAAGTAGTTCATAATTATTGTAGTTTATAGCAAAAAACATCCACATCGCTAACATCCCTAACCACACGAGCAAATATGCCCATTGCATTCAGTTTGTCAATCATGTACTGTTGCAGTTCAGACACAACTCCTTTGTCAGTTTTGACCTCAAGCATGATGACTGTACCTTTCCTAATCGCCATCAAGTCGCAAATCCCAGGTGTTGAGGTGCTGATCAGCTTTGTCACAAACCACCCATTATCTTTAAGTCGCTTAACTATTTTTGTCTGGAGTGTTGATTCTTTCATATTAAAACATTTTGGTTTGCATTAGATAAGGTTTGATGTTTTGTTCGCATATTTTGATATACTCTGTACTCATTTCGCTTCCTACAAAGTTCCTATTTGCTCTCAAAGCTGCCATTGCTGTTGTGCCTGTTCCCATAAATGGGTCATAAATCAGTCCACCTTCAGGGCAGCCTGCAAGTATAGGCTTTTTTATTAAATCTGTGTTGTATGACGCAAAATGTTGGTCTGTGCTTCCTTTGGTTGTAATATCCCAAAAGTCTGATACTGTGCCAGGATTCTTACCTTTCGGATTAAATGATACAGCATTTGTTGCAATCCATTCATTATTTTGTGATTTTACATCACCTTTATATTCATGCCTTTTGCCATCATTTCGCTTATCGTTTGAGTGCTTATGCTTATCTCTTATTGAATCCAAATCAAAATAATACTTCTCTGACTTAGTCATAAAAAATATGTACTCATGCTTCTTGGTGAACCTATCTGTTACAGATTCTGGCATACCATTGCGCTTTGCCCAAATTATGTCATTTCTTACAATCCATCCTCTGTCAATGCAACCGATAGCGAACCTGTGCGGAATCAACAGAAGGCATTTATTTGGTAGATTCTTAGGTTTTAAAAGCTTTCCACTTTCTCCTCTATTAATAATATAGGTTGACTCAGATTGATAATCTTTACCTCTTGCGAGTGCTGCATTTGTGCCACTTTGAGTTGAGAAACTATCACCCAAATTTATCCAACAAGTTCCTTCATCTTTTAGCACTCTGTATATTTCATCCATCATTTCCCAAAGATGGTCAAGGTATTCCTGAAAGGTAGACTCTAATCCCCATTGCCCATCATAACCATAGTCACGAAGTTGCCAATAAGGAGGTGATGATATAACACAATCTATGCTTTTGTCTTGCATCTTTTTAAGAGTATCAAGACATGGTTCATTAAAAATAGTGTTAATCATTTTATCTTAGTTTTATCAGGATTGCTTCCTTTGTCATTAAATTTAATGTATTCGTAGCTTGGGTAATAAATTTCAAACATCTCCTCTGATCCCCATATCTTAGGATGTATCTCAAACATCCATTGCCCATCTTTTAGTCGCCATCTTGCGTTCTTCCTATCTAAATTGCCTTGGATGTACTCAGTAATTGAGTTAGTCTTTTTTTGATGCATAGTGTTGTTTGTTTAAGTGTATAAAATGTGTGAGTGAGGATAAAAATAATGATAAATACGGGAATTGATACAACGAAAAAATAAATTACCATTAGGATGTAAGGGATTGTTTTCATATATTAAAGTCCTTTTTGAAGTGATAAGTGGTATAATCTTTCTTATTCATCACAGCCTCATATATCTTGTCCTCAATGCCACCCTTACTAAATATCCAATGAATATTTGCTTGTTTTACCCGATCTTTCGTTTGGATTCTTGCTCGTGCTTGCCAGTAACTAACCGCCGAAAAGTCAATATTTAAGAATATTAGCGCATCAGCAGTTGAGATGTTGACCCCTTCGCGACCCGATTGTATTTGAGAAATGAATACCAAATTGGTTGACTCGTTGAACACAGTTGCCTCAGTTGTAATCCTATCAGACCCGAACACATACCTAATTGCCATTTCTTCAGCTATAAACTTATAATATATGGCAATCTTAGTACCCCTAAACGTCTCCTTGACGTATTTAACCTTTGTGTAGTCAACCACCTTCGCCATCCTTTCTGGTTCATCAACTATCACAGTACCACTATAAATCTGGTGTAGCTTCTGCATTAATTTAACCGCCGTATCCCCAAGCACTACCTGCCCTTCTTTGTTCCTCACCACCTTATCAATCCTAAGCCTATTTGCAAGCGTGTAGGTTGACTCAAGCATCTCAACGTGATGGATGTGTTCATTTACAAGTGACTCAAAGCCTGCTTGCTCTTGGGTGAAGGTAAGGAACAAATGCCCACATAAGTCCATAACCATCTTTTTATCAGCCTGGTCATAATTATTAAATGACTGACCATTTATCTTCATCTTCTTCACGTTGACAAATTGCGTTGCCCATTTGTAGAAGTTAGCATAGTGGTCAAATGGTGAGTAACTACTAACCCAGAACTGATGGTAAAGCTGAGAGAATGACTCAGGGTTTGGTGTACCACTAAGGTAGATAATAGGCTTACCAAAGCAGATGCGCTTCAACTCTTTTGCACGAGCAGATGGGATAGGATAAGCAGCCAAGCTATGCGCCTCATCAATAATAATAAGATCAAATGACTCATGCACATTACCGAGCTGCTCAAAGTTCGTGACATATATACCCATCTCAATACCACTCTCACTAAATTGGTTGACAATATCAGTAATTGCTTTCTTCTTAGTAACAAACAAGACTGACTTAGCACCAAACTTGTGGGCCGTTGCCATAGCTGTAAGAGTTTTTCCTGTGCGAACTTGCATTGCGAGGTAAGCAATTCTATACTTATTTAATAGACTAACTGCCTTATCACTTATCTCCTCCTGGTAGTCCCTTAGTATCATGCCTTTTGTATTTCTTGTTTTACTTCTTCCCAATATTCTTTATCATATCCTACATAATTAAATGCAAGAGCAGTCATTATCTCATCTACTGTTACCAATGCACATTGCTTAGAAATATTTAGACTAATAAGTTTTGACATAAATTTCAAAACTAACCAAGATGCTTTTTCTTTTGGTGTCATAATTCTTGATTTTCTGGTAAAATAATAGACCTAACATACCCAAGCATTCTAAATTTCTCTACTGTTGCTTGTAGATGCTCAACAGCTTCTCCATGATAGATCATGGCATCAATAAGTTCTCCTAAGAGTTTGTGTCTTTCGTTGATGTTAAGGTCACCCCATTTAGGCAATTGCATTTCGGACATAGTGATTGTTTTTTTAGTGTGATTGTGTATAAAGATTTACAGCATCGGCATTTAATCCAACTCGGCGTCATGTTGCGTTTCATCTTCTTCGTAATAGTTGCCATATTTTTCTTTTTGCCAGAGTTCATAAGGTGATAGATATTGCTTCTCCATTGCTTTTGCTTCTGCAATATCTTCTTGAGATAGGTAACCTTGCCTGTGGTGGTATCTTAGTGCCAACCATTCAACTGCTGTTAAGTTTTTAAGTATTCCAATATTCATATCGGCATTACTTGTTTGTGTTATTTTTATTTGTTGTGCCATAGTTTATTTGATTGTTACTTCAATTGTTTTACCTCTAAGAATATCAGTTAGCAGTCCATCAAGTTCCTCACGTTGTTCAGGGTTTAGTAGTGCAATCTTCTCAGTCAGCGAGTCATACGAAAATGCATCAGATGCAATCTCCTTTCTCATCCCTTCTCTCACCTCATCATCAAAGTGAGGGTAAGTTACAACATCTCTAAGTATCCAATTTAGCTTTAACGAATAATTGGCAAATATTGTAGCCCCACGAGTTCCAGGTGCTGACCGAACAAAGTCCTTTGCATATTCATCAGCTAATTTTAAATGATGGATACATGATACTACTGAGCTACCCATTGATGTCTTTTTTCATACGTTCTAAATAAAGGATGGCATCCATTAACTCCTCTTGCAAGTGGTTCATCCAATCAACAACATCAAGATCATTTCTCTCTAAGGTTGACCCATACTTTGTGATGCCTCGTTGTGACCTTTCGTTGAACTTCTGCACCACTTGCTCTACTATTTTATCCTTCATTCTTCTGATGTGTTATTTGGTAAGATGTGCGCTTTGGCTTGATGTCATCGTTGATTGACTTCCAAAGTGAAAATGTTGTTTGGAATGTCTGCCAATCCTTTGCTGACTCGTCAAGTGTTCTGGTGAGTAGTTGCCAACCAATACCTTGTATTGCTCCTCCTTTGCCTGCTGTCCTTGTTTTTGCATTGAGCCAAAGTATTGCCACTCCATCAACATGGTAATCATATTCCTTTAACAACTCATTATAAGCTGCCAATTGAAGCCAATATGACTCATGCATATTGTTGGAGGTCTTGATGTCAACGAGGTACTCTTTGCCATTTATCTCAAGCACTCTGTCAACTGTGCCGGCAAAGCCAAGCACATCAGATGAGAAGTGCATCTCCATCATTCGCATTTTTGGAGTCTGTGTATTGCAGAAGTCAACATACCTCTCAAACATCGCCCACTCTAACATCTTATATTTAGGCTTTCCGTATTGGTTGACAAATGTCACCTCTTGGTGCTGATCGTATTGCTCAGTCAACTCATGCACAAGAGAGCCTCTCTTACCAGCCTCATCACGAATGGTATCAGCATCTTGACCCACATCTTTGAGCCATTTGAAGAACGCTGCATCTTTTGGATATGCTTCTAAAATTGTGGTGACTGATGGCACATAATTGCCATTCTCAGTAGCATAGAACCGATTGTCCACGAACTCAATACGGCCTTTGTTGATGTCAATGTTGAAATTTTGCATTAGTTTGTTTTTTTAAAGTGAGGTGTGGGCGATATACCCACACCATTTTTGTTTAGAAAGGAACTTCATCGTTATCAGCTACCATTTTGTTAGAGCCAACGAAAAGGTTTTTTGCATTATTCTCAAGGAACTCCATCCTATCTGAGTCATCCCAAGTGTCCTTGCCTTTTACTTTGATCTTCACCAGGTCAGGCATTCCATTGGGGTTCTCACGAGTGAACGCCCACTTTAGTCCACTACCATTTTGGTTTAGGAAGCATACCGACTTCTTCTTGTCACCCTCAATGGTCAGCTTTGGGGTGATTTGTACCCTGTCAGAAAGCTTTACATTAGGCAAAGTCTTTAGGAAAGATGCACTATAACCAGATGAGAAGTTCATCTCAAGCTGATAGTTCACACCATTTGACTCAACTTGGACCACCAAGAACTTGCCATAATCTGACTCCTTTGTGCCAACTCCTGTGATTGTACCTTCAAGCGAGTCATAGAACATCTCATATACTTCACGACCCGCCTTGTTGATGCGAGAAACCGCACCCTCTGTCTTTTCTTTGAAGCTTCTTACAAGCTTGCCATTGCTAATTGATAAAAACACTTTTGATCCACCTTGACTGTTAGTTAGTCCCATTTTTGTTTGTTTTATTGTTTAAAAATTCTTGCTTCTTTTTGTAAGATGCGAGTATATCTGCCATCCTATCGTTGTACACCATTTGGTCAATTGTCTGAGCATACTTGTACTCAAAGTCCTCAATCTTGTACCTAATGGCTTCTGCACTTGCTTTTGACATATAGTAGATGTCAAGTGTGAGTGAGTTGTACTCATCCCAAAAGGCTGAGGGTATCTGATATAAGGTTCTGCGTTGTACCATTTCTTTATTGGATACTTTGTCATATTTAATCATTGCAACACCAACCAAGCTACAAGCTATTAGTAGAAGGCATAGATACAGCATCTTCCAATGTGTTTAATGTGTTGACCAATTTGATATAAGTTGATTGTCTCATCTTACCAGAGTTTTCTGCTCTGTTAACTGTTACTGTGGTGACACCACTTAGGTATGCCAACTTCTCTTGGGTAATCCCCTTTTGTTTTCTTAGTTCTCTAATTTCTTTCATTGCGATTTGTTTTTGTTTATAAAGCAAAGATATATACTTAACATATACAAAACACAAAAAAGATATATATTTTTTTTAGTAATATGAAAAAGAAACCCCCTCATAGAAATGAGGGGGGAAAAACAATCATTATGCTCAACCTTAATACACCAGATACGATGTCTTTCCGTTATTTCTTACTGCTTTGAGTATTTGCTTTCTTTGCTTACCACTTGACTCATACGAAACGTGTACCCAGTCAGGGTTGTTTGCATCTCCGAACTCATAGATGAGCTGATCAAACTCAAGGTTGTCCTTGATATAATCAAAAACCATCCTATTGGTAACTCCGTTTGGTGTACCATCCATGTCTATGTCAATCGCTTCGCCCTGGCAATGTTGTGAGGTCAATGATCCACCAATGGCAGCATTCAATTCCTTGCTTCTATACCCACTTGAGATATGTATAGGGCATCTGAAATGCTCTCTAATTGGTTGGAATACTTTCTCCGCTAATAACTTAAAATTAGCAATATGTTCTGCGGTTGGCATATTTGAAATACCTCTACGCTTTGCTGACTCTGACCTTACTACTTCTGATAGAGAAAGATGCTCTGATAATTTCATTTCCTAAGTTTTAAATATATAAATAATGCAATAAGAACCAAAAGCGATATTAACCAAGATAAGCGACTATCTGCTTTTCCTTTCCATTGTATCACCTCGCCCGTTAAACGTGCTGAATCAGCCTGTAACAACCTCACACGAGCATTGTCAACAATGAATGACTTAATGGTATCGTGAATGGTGATTGACTTTGTTATTTCACGAGTTTTCCACTTGGTGATGTAGGTTGTATCATTTAGGACATAAGTATCAGTAAGAGTATCAATCCTCACCAATGTATCAACCTCAACAAGTGTATCTGATGTGGTGATGAATGTGGTATCATTTGCACAAAATCCACCAGCGACAACAACCTTTGCAACTTCTTCAAGTTTCTTCTGGTCACGCAAAACCTGCTTTACTGGATTACAGGATAGCAACCAAAAAATAGTAAATACCAATATCAATGCAATTAGCAAGACATTAAGTGGGTCAATCTTTATTTTCATCTTTCTTAAATATTTTCTCTGCTGAAGTTAAACCAAGGCAACCAAAGGCAAGAGCAGAAACGCTATAAACCAATGCTTCGCTTGGTTCGGTTTCATGGAATGAATTGTGATACATTGTAACGCAAATGATTATTACACAGATAAATCCGCATAAACGCTTCATTGAAAGTCTGCCGTTTTCTTCACAAAAAAATTGTTTCATATTTTATTTTTTGTCTTGTGTTGCATATTTAATACCCATGATTGTACCTACTATTGAGAATGCATTTGTTAATAATACACTAAACATATTTGACCACGTTGACCCAATAATCTGCGTATCCTTACCCGTTACCATTGCCATCCAATACATCACAGTCGTAACCAAACCAACACCTACAATTACCACCAACGCAACCACAACGATTGTCTTAATCAACTCGGATTGTGATTTTTTCATCAGTATGTCCAAGTCATTCAATGCAGCGTTCTTCTCTATCTCAATGGCATTTTTTAGTTGTTGCGATTTATCCAATTCAAGTTGCAAGTCTTTAGAAAGAGCATCAATCTTGTTCTTATAATTGACTGTTTCTGTTATGTCAGTAGCAATCTTCATCACCTTAGTGATGACATTGTTTTCATCAAAGATAGGATTGTAGGTTGCCTGTAAAAATATAGGTGCACCATCCATCTTCTTCCTTTCAAACTCACCCTCAAAGAACTTTCCGCTTCTTAG